CATCGTCATACTCTGTCCGCCTGTATGTAAAACTTCAGACGGATCAGATTGCGGTATATAAGGAACCGCAGGTCCTTCGTATGCTTTTGGAACTGCAAACTCAAAGTCTTTACCAGCTTTGAAGAACATTTGCATAGCAATACTTTGCGACACACTCTCTGGTGCTCTTAAATCATTCAAAACTAGGATGTCAACCTGCCCCATATAAGGATAGGGTTCAGTGTTAAATAAACCGGTTTGCATATAATCCGAAAGCACTAGGTAAGGAAGATTGATAGTGATTTCATCTTCAAGGCGTATATCGATTATTGTTCTCATCGAATACTCGGAAGTGGAAATGGTAGGGGTTGTTGTCACATTTCTCCCTGGGGTCCAAGTAACCATTAATCGACCAGAATGAAGCTGAGTCTTTGGAAATTTCAGCGTCATATCTATGCCGCCCCTCCACAACTTGAACATATTTGCGAGATACCCAAGAGGAGTATAAATCCCGTAATTTGCTGTATGTGTGGAAACTGTCTCCGTGTGTTTGTCAACGAAGTTTTGCGGCGCAATCTTAGCTGAATATAAACTGTATCCCTGTCCTACTCCTGTAGTCCAGGAAACCTCTCCAGCATAAAAAGAGATGCTCAGCAGATAATCTATCGACATCTCGTCGACATCAGTAAATGAGCCGTAATCTATGGTCTCAATTCTGTTGTTACAAATCACTCCACCTGGATAAGCCAAATCGGGCCCATCAGAGGTTCCAGCATAACGGAAAAGCTGGTCTGTCATTACAGTAGTACCATCCAAGGACCTTGGTTTTGACCATCCAAACACAGCTGCGATATTAGCCGCTATATCAGATGCCCATGCTAATGGTTGTGTGAAATCACTTAGGTAGGGAATGCCATTTAAACTGGTGGCTATCTTCCCCACTTTACGTAACCCTTCTTCCACTGGGCCCTGATTTTCAGCCGTCTCAGGAACAACGTTCCTCATCTTCATTTTCCGCTCACTTTTATCTGATTGCGGTAGTGTTGGAGCCACTAATTCCATATTCTCCCAATAGCCATAAGCAACATAATCTACTATCAGTTGCTCAGCGGGAGCTGCTGTCCCCGTCAACAGAGGTGACATGACATCAAGGTAAAAAGTTCCCCAATCATATGTATCTTCTTTGATTCCCCAATAGTGCGTCGGTGCAACATAAGGTATTCTGATTGCTCCAGCACCTTTACGACAATCAATTTCAATGTGAGGATGCTGAACTTTCTGCGACAACCATTTATTTGTACGTTTAGTGAAGCTAGTGTTAACATCTGTGAATTGCTGAACACATGGCAAATAATGCAGTATAAGTTTCCCCTGATGGAACATGGAAGCATTCATCACTATCTTGACGACAAAGTCACCTTTTATAAGACCAAAACCTTTAATCTTACTGTACCATATATCTGTACTTGTGAGTAAATCATCGATGTCAGCTAAGAACAAATTGGTATTACTGGATTGTGATGTAGTCCATTGTCCGGCAGCCAGCTGCACCGGCTTAGCCAAAAAAGCTTTAATATCAGACTGTTGCTCAACATAAGTCGAGGTCATCATTGTTGGCTTAGATACTGTTCCAATAACATCTGGCGCTGAATCGACAAATAACGTCGTACCCTGGATAGTTTCACCCGTCGAGGAAACGAAGTCAGTAACAGTTCGATCCATTTGTAATTCTTCAGATTTTATTAATCTTGCCGTTGAGAAATCTGTACTCTCAGCGGTAGATCCCACCCACTCGGTGGAAAAAGTGCCAGACGCGTCTGGCAAACGAACGGTTTCTTCTTCGTAGTTCTTAGAGGGAATTTTTGTTGGATCATAAGTAAGCAACCCAAGCTTAAATAGATCGCTCTCTAAATAGGTATCTTCTACAAAAAGAGTCTCAAAGGAGTAACGATAAGCAGAGTAAGTCATAACTCTCGCTCTAGCTTCATCGTAATCGGTAAAACGTGGATACTTACCGTATGCTTTTTTACACGCCTCTGCATATCGAGGCACTATGGAGTAAAACTCCTCTCTGGTGTCTTCACATAGTTCGAGATTAACTAATTCAAACTTAGCGACTTCAATTTCAGGATCAAGGACACCTTTTATCCATTGAACATGCTCTATAGCCGAATGACGACGCAAGACTGCCCATATTTTCCTTGCACCCTGGTAGGTGCCTTTAACGAACTTTCGCCCAACTAAGCTACCATCCTCAAGGGAACGAAGGGGAGGTACATCAGCTCCATCAGTCTTTAACTCGTCTGTCACTTCAAGGCCAAAATAATGCCCTATAATCCTAGCGAATCTTTGAAAATTAATATACGCTACCACTTTTCCGCGCACACTTAGAACCAGGTCATCACCTACTACCTGAAAGACAAGTCCTTTAGCAACTTCATGGAAATCGACATGCGCTGGTAAAGCTATCATTGGATCAATGCCCTTACTAAGCAACTGGGAGTAACATCCACCTAAGTGAATTAGGCCTTCGTTAACCATACAATTAAGCCAAATAGTCAGGAAATTTCCACTAGTGTTTCCGTGGTCCCAACCATAAATATACAGCTGTCCATCCATACAAACAATATGAACGCTATTGTACAGCTCGATTAGAAGAGCATGACGAATCTTCTGGTGCGTTGATCCATGATCATTATAATACCGATCACTAGCATATTGGACAATACGCATAAGCATTTCTTTCTGCCTCTTGTCATATTTACCATAATCAACAAAAAGTGCTTTATAGGCAGGATCAAGGTGATCATAAACAGCATCCCAGTCAGAAGATAATGGATTTATTCCAACGGCATAACCATTCTTAATTCTGTTGCGAAATAACCAACCAGTGAAGGAGCCGAATTCCATTCGGAACATCAACAATATAGATTTATCACTAGAACAGAAGAGACGACTCTTATAAGCTTTCACCTTTTCCTTAGCTAACAATTCATCCTTGAGATTGTCTATGTTTATGCTTGTTATTCGATCACCATCCAATGCACGCTCTGTGTGATATTCTATTACACGGCGAAAAATCCTATCGTACGCTGGAAGCAATTTTCCCTTGTCATCGGCCATGAAACGCGAACCCCCTTGCGGATTTGGTATATCAAATCTTTTCTGCATGAGCTTGAACATGAAACCCGGTGAGGTACCCCAACTCATGGGTGGCAAATAATGACCTACATCACCCATCCATGCTTGTTCAAATGTAAGATATTCTCTACGTTCAATTGGATCACTATCACTAAATAAACGTGCGACAGCAGCATGCAGAATGGAATCAACTAGTGGCTGGTTATATACGGTGTTGTTAGTACCATAGGGACCCACAGCTATCTTAATGGGAACCATAACTTCACCAGTCTCTTTATTGATCCCTGGGTGAAGACGTGCAGGATAACGCGTTACGGGATCAAGTCCAAACACAGGCGATCTCTTTATTGAGCTCATCGAAGATAAACGCAAATCATAAACGAGCTTTAGCTCACTGGTATGTATGTTATCCATCCTGTGTGCTTCATACTCGACTTGAATAGCGCTGCCCTGAGGTTTGATATTTAATTCCTCACTGAATATACGTTCAGTCTCATTAATGGTATTTTCTAAGCGTTCCTTTAGAGGAGTAACATTCATCCTCATTTTATCAAAGTAACTCTGGAATAGTTCCCTATAAATTGGAACACCGTTCGGTACACTAGCATGTAGACTTGTATGAAGATAAGCCAGCCATGGTTGGGCTGCCTGTTTATAGCCGAATAAGGAGGCGCAAATATTTTTCCTATTATCGGTTATGATACCTGGTGAGGTACAATCGCCGGGAACTGTTCTAAAACCACTGTTTCTACCCATCATTGACATAGCGTTATAGGTATAGTCAAT